CGAAAGTCAGCGTCTCATGATGATCAAATTCGCCGCCATTGCCGCGGCGGCTGGCCCGGCAATTCTGGTGTTTTCCAAGATCGTCAAGGGCGTGGGCACGGTGTCCACCGGCATCGGCAAATTTGCGCTGACCGTGGCCAAGGCAGGCGGTGGATGGAAGGGCTTTCTGTCCGTGCTGAGTAAATCCCCGGCGGCGTGGATTGCCGTGGCGGCGGCTGTCATTGCGGCGACCGTCGCGCTGGCCGACTACGTTTCCGGCGCGAAGCAGGCCCGCGAGGCCCTGCAGGGCATGGAGGACACAGCCCGCCAGTGGAAGGATACCGCCGCCGACACGTTCTACAGCCAGTCCGAGGGCCTTTCCTTCTTCGGGCTGGACTCCGGCAGCTTTACCCGCGAGACGAAAAGCGCCCGCGAATGGCTGCAGGGCGTGCTGGCCGTATGGTCGGACGGCAAAAAGGAAACCAACGAGATCGTCAGGGAATGGACGGACTCCTTCAAGGAGCTGACCGCCTCCACCCGCAGCGAGCTGGAGGAAATGCGCGAAACCGCTCAGACGGCGGGCTATACCTCCGTGGCCGACCAGCTTTCCGGCGACATCGACAAGCTGGACGCCATGGACGCGGAGATCAGCCGTCTTCTAAAAAAGCGTCAGAACGGATATTTCTCCGACAAGGACAAAATCCGTCTGCAGGAGCTGATCGATGCCCGCGAGGCCATTGAGGTCAAGTATCACTTATCTGCCGCCGATACGGACGGCTTTGAGCAGATCGGCCAGAAGCTGCAGGCGGAAATCGCCCGCGCGCAGGCGGCGGGCAAGCCGGATGCCGACGTGACCGTCTATGAAAACGCCGTGAAAGCCGCCGCCGAGGGCATGGGCGCGATCAATACCCAGCTGGCGGAGCAGTACGACAAGGAATTTGCCCTCATTCAGCTGATTTCCGATGAAACCGAGCGGCAGCAGGCGCTGGATCAGCTGAACGCCAAATACAACAGCGACCGTCTGGCCGCGGCCCAGCAGTACGCCCAGACGCTGGCCTCCATCATCATGCCCGTGTGGCAGCAGGAGGACATTCAGGGCGCGGCGGCGGACATCGACACGCTGACGCAGAAGCTGCGGGAATACAGCGCCGCCGATGAAAGCGAAAAGCCCGGCATTCTGGAGGATCTGAACGAAATCACCGCCGCCATGGACGAGGGCGCGGTGACGGAATACATCGCGCTGCTGATGCAGGTGCAATCCCTGCTGGACAGCGGCATGACGGAGGCCGAGGTGCAAAGCATGTTCCCGGAGCTGGACTTTTCCGGCGCGATGGATCAGATCGCGGCCATTCAGACGTTCCTCAGCGACCGAAAGAACATGCTGCCCGGTTTGGAGAGCATGTTCTCCGAGGCCATCCCGGACGAGGTACTGAAAATCGCCACCGATCTGGACATGACCGGCGCGCAGGCCCGCTGGGACGAATTCGCTCAGAATCCCGGCGCGATTACGACCGAAGCCATCATCAGCGGCTATGGCCAGCAGGAAGGCGTGGAGCTGCCCAAGCTGGAAACGGTCATCACGATTTCCGGCTATGACCTGACGGCCTATCGTCAATTTCTGGCGGACAATCCCATCGAGGTCGAGGGCGTGCTGCGTCTGAGCGAGGCCTTTCAGAATCCGGAGGACGCGCTGAAGGCGGAGAACGTGACCTTCTGGCAGAACGGCGTGGAAATTCCCGCGTCGCTGGTGCCCAAGGAGCTGCTCACGCCCGACAAGGTGGCCGTGCTGGACGAGGACGGCACCATGCACATTCTCATCACGCCGAAAATTGAAGGCACCGCCGAATCCGTCTCCGCTGCCGGTGAAAAGCTGGACGCGAGTTTCGTCACGACCTCCGTCTTTGGCAAAACCAGCCAGCACGACTGGGGCGCGCTCAACGGTCTGCTGGGCGGATCGCTGATCGACTGGATGCATTCGTTTACCGCGGAACTGAAGGCCTTCGACAGCTACAAGGGCAGCTGGGTCACGCTGTGGGGCTTGTTGGATAACAACACCCTGAACGGCATCGACAAGCGGTTGAACGAGCAGTTTTCCGCCGACAAC